AGCAAGAAGGCTCAAAAGCAGGCTGTGAGAAGCGCCAGCACTGGTGCTGTTCGCGGCAATTCCGATGTTCAAGGTTCCCGACGAGTTTATCGAAGGGCTGACATTCGTGAACTAATGAGGACAAACCCCCAGCGTTATGAAGACCTGCAAGATGAAATCATGCGGGCCTACGCTGAAGGGCGAGTCCGTGACTAACCTTTAAGGAGGCCGAAAATGGCTTTAGATGAAGCATGGGCTACTGGTAGCTCGGTAAACAACACTAACCACGCGACGTTTATTCCTAAGCTGTGGAGTGACGAAATCATTGCAGAGTACGAAAAGTCTCTGGTGATGAAGCCGTTGGTTAAAGCAATGAAGATGACTGGCAAGAAGGGTGACACTATCAACATCCCAATGCCTGTCCGTGGTGAGGCTAACGCCAAGGTAGCAGAGACTCAGGTAACGCTGGTTGCTGATGCCTCTGGCAACAAGCAGGTCTTGATTGACCAGCACTGGGAGTACAGCCGCTTGATTGAGGACATCACCTCAGTACAGGCTTTGTCTTCTATGCGTAAGTTTTACACGCAGGATGCTGGCTATGCCTTGGCTACCAAGGTTGACGGTGACTTGATTGCCGCCGCATTAGCTGGCTGGACTGTCACTGGTCACATGACTGACACTGGCTTGGTTGTACCGGCTGTTGCTGGCTCTGCTGGCGACTTCTCTGACCAAGGTTTCCGCGACGGTATCCAGATTCTGGATGACGCCAACGTACCTATGGACGGACGCAAGCTGGTAATCCCACCTGCGGCACGTAACCACATCATGGGCATTGACCGCTATGTATCTAGCGACTTTGTTAATGGTCGTGGCGTTGTAAACGGCAAGATTGGTGAGCTGTACGGCGTTGACGTATATGTCTCAACTAACCTGCCTGACAACGGTTCTGGCGAGAAGCCCTGCCTGTTGTTCCACACTGACGCTCTGGTAATTGCTGAGCAGTTGGGTGTGCGTACTCAGACTCAGTACAAGCAGGAATACCTCGCAGACCTGATGACTGCTGACACTTTGTACGGTTGCGATGAGTACCGTCCAGAGTCCGGAGTCATTATGTACGTTGCTAACTGATAGCTAACCACCGCCCTTCCGGGGGCGGTTTCCAACAGGATTATTGAGATGGCCTACACACAGAAACACAAGTATGGGTTCAGGGACTCACTACCAAAGGGTGACCCAGAGAAGGTCATCTATGGCGTCTACTTTGACGATGAGTTTGAGTCAATAGAGTCAGAATTAGAGGTTGTGTTTGATGCGCTTGACCCCGATGGGGATAACGCTCTCTTGCATGAAGCGCCAAAGGGCGCTGACCAGCCTTGGGCTAGGGATGGAGAAGCGCAGACATGGGTTCAGACAGTAACGCTGAGCCAATACACCAATGACATCACGAACATTGAAGGCGATATCAGCAACATTGAAGGCGAAATCAGCACTATCAATGGAAGCATCACAGATATTAAGGGCGACATTACTAATATCGAAGGCGATATCAACGACATCAAGGGCGATATCACTAACATTGAAGGCGATATCACCACCATTGAGGGCAACGTCAACAACATTATTGACGGCTCTGTGCCTATCAATGAGACAGACCCGACTGTTCCTGCCCACGTTAAGGCTATTACCAGCACTGAGATTGCTAACTGGAATACCTCTTTTGGCTGGGGCGACCACAGTACCCAAGGATATTTAAAAACCTTCTCCGAGACAGACCCTACAGTCCCGGCTCACGTTAAGAGCATTAGTCAGGCCGACATTAACAAATGGAATACTGCCGCAGGTAGCACTGGCCCTGATATGTCTGCCTACTACACCAAGACAGAATCAGATAATAAGTATCAGCCCAAGGGTTCATACGCTCCTGCTAGTCACAGTCACGGATGGGGCGAGATTACAGGTAAGCCATCGACTTATCCCCCAGCCTCTCACAGTCATGCGTGGGGCGAGATTACAAGCAAGCCATCGACCTTTCCGCCAAGCTCTCACGGCCATGCTTGGTCAGAGATTAGCGGCACACCCTCGACTTATCCGCCATCTGGACACAGCCATGCATGGGGCGACATTACAGGCAAGCCGTCTTTCTATGATGGCTCTGACGCTGTGAAACTGACGGGTAATCAGACTATCGGTGGCGCTAAGACATTTAGCTCAAACGTCACGGCCCCAGACTTTGTGGCTACATCCGACATTGCTATGAAGATGAATGTTCAGACCGCGCCTGTTGGCCTCATCGACCAGATACGGGGTGTCGAGTTTGATTGGCGCAACTCAGGTAATGCCGCGTCAGGCGTTATTGCTAACGAGATTGAGAAGGTATTGCCTCACTTGGTGCAGGAGCATCAGGGGGTCAAGCACGTTTCATATATGGGCTTAATTGCCTATCTCATTGAGGAGATTAAGGCACTAAAGAATGGCCGCTAGGGACTTACCAGCATCGGGCACTATCAAGCTCAGTGAGGTAAAGGCTGAGTTTGGTAAGGGCAACAACCTTCTCGACTATCTGGGAGAGGGTGGAGTGACGGGTAGCCCCCCGCTAAAGCTGACAGACTTCTATGGCAAGTCTGCCGTGCCCCCGCCCTTGTTTGACGCGACTACTGATTTGCCCGGATTCAAAAGGACGTATGAGTACAACGGCTATCCAGACAGGGTTACTGAATACAACACAAGCCGTAACTGGGTAGCGGGCCATAGAACGGCCGCAAGCCAATCATCAACGCTCATGCTGGCAGACCAGTTACTTGGCCCCGGCACATACATCATTTCCTATGTGGTCACGGGGGGCATGAGAAATGAGTTTGTTCAGAACGCGGAGTTTGCGGGCTTCTCTCTTCAGTGGGCATGGCGCAAGGCTAACTTTGACTCAGACAAACTGAGCGGTGTTGACCCTAACGTGTATGGCGGATACCCGCCTGTAAACGGCATGGACTTTTGTAAGTGGCCGGGCTGGAAAAGTTCGGTGCAACAAACTCAGGTTCAGGGTCTTGATGGCAGTAATTGGGTTGAGTATGGGGAATATCGTCAGGGGACGACTTATCAGCTTACTGGCAGTTTCCCTGTCACTTTGACAGACACCTATACCCAGTTCGGCATGATGACAATGAGGCCGGGAGTAAATCAGTGGATGACATTCGACACCAACGCGACACAGTTCACTATCAACCCCAGCACTAGGCAGGCAGATATTGATGCTGGCATTGAGAATGTTGAGCGCGGCATAGCCGAGACAGCGGCGGCAATAGCACAGTTTGAAGCAATGAAGGCAGAGGAAGAGTGATGAGGCTTGTTTCTTTAGCAGTATCCGCAGTTGTTTTGTCTGGTTGTGCCACCAAAGCCGGGAATGAGCGCGTAGCTCAGCATGGTGCTGACCAAATCAGGATGGTGGCAGTACAGAGAGAAGCGCAGGTTCAGAGAGAGAAGGCACAGGCGGCGGCTAATGAAAAACTATACGAAGCTCTGGCGCGTGTTGCTGAGAGCGACCCTGCTAACAATGGCCCTGCTGTCGCTGTGGCTTTGGCTGTCATCGGTGTATCTGGGGGGCAGTCCGGAGGAAGTGATACGGATAGGGTTGTGACATTGCAACAGCAACAGAATACCGCGCTCGAATGGACTAAAGCCCTTGCGCCTACTGTTGGTGGGCTGGTTACTGGATTGGGCGTGGCGGCTATTAACGCTGATGTCGCTAAGACTCAGAGCGATAACAGCAGGGCGGTGCAGGAGAGCAGTAATGAAACGAGCGCAAGAATTGTGGAGAGCGTCGCATCGGTGGGTGTCGCTAATGCTGGCCGTTTGGGAATCCAAGTTGCTGGTGACTATCTGTCGGCTACGGATAACGCTGTTATTGACCAAAGTGTTAATACGACAGAGACGAACAGCACTGTCACTACGACTACGAATACTACTGAGTCCGTTAACACGTCAACGCTTGATACGAGTACCTCCTACGACGCGACAGACGACGGATTCATAGTCAACGGTAATTACGACTACAACTATACGACTGACTCTACTGTCACCTACGGCGGTCAGGAGACGACGCTTGGTGGGATTCTTCAATATCTACAGGGCTTGGGGCAGCCATATTCACTGACGATTGACGGTGAGGTTGTGGCGCAAAGCGCAGAGGGTGAGGGCAATGCAGTCACAATATCGTGTGATGGCGTGATGTTCTCCCCCTTGCCGCCTCAGTGCACATAAGGACGGGTTATGTCAGACGCACGATATGTATGGGTAGATAACGTCGGCTACGTCAAGGTAGGCGAGGACGGTATTCCTAACGTCCAACAGCATGTCAATAATACGAATGCCGGCCTGAGAGACCCGTCAAGCACTGATATTAGGGTGGCCAACACGGGTAATCACGGCTGGTTATTTGGCGGCGACCTTATGGATAGGGCCGGCAATAACATTAACTCAGCTTATGGGGGCTTCTCTAACGAAAGCTGGGATAGATTGCACGCCGCAGGAGGTAGCGGGAACCCCCTGATTGACACGCACCCAGATGACATTGCCGCCATTCTGGAGATGTATCAAGACGAAAGCTGGAACCCCTTTTATGACCGATATTATGCATTTGGTAATACGCCGGGAGTAGAGAACAACGTAGCTGACTATCTGTACGGCCTCACAAAAGACTCGTCTGAGCTTCATAACCGCAATCAAGTAATGCAACGGTATCGGGGCTATCTGGGCAATAGCGGTACTGGTCCGGGAAATGTGGCAAACAGGCTTACTGCGCGGGACATGATGAATGCAGAGATGTCTCAGGGAATGTTTGATGCGCTGGGTTTAGGCGAGCTGGGCTATCAATATCAGACAGCTAACCAGTCTGAGAATACGCCGGCGAATACCCCGACAAATACCCCGGCAAACACGCCGGCAAACACTCCCGCAAATACGCCGGCAAATACTCCCGCAGATACTCCAGCGGCAGAAGAGCCGCCACCTCCGCCCACAACAGCACAACAGCTTAATGGCTTGTTTGGCACTGACTGGCAGAGGGGTACTAAGCGCACTGGCACATGGGGCTCAGGGCACTCTCAGGGCTTCACTAACAGCCAGTTTAGGAATCAGGCTCAATCTATGTATGAGGAGAATCCAAGCCTCTTAGGGGCGGATACAGAGAGCATGAGACAGGCTGTGATTACTGCATTGGAGAACAAGCTCCTTGGCTAACGCGCTCGCAAATCCGCTTTTGGCAGATAGCGCTGTCGGGGCCAACCCGCTGATGGCGTCTTCTGTCGACTCTCCTGATTACGGGATGTATGGCTCTGAACTGAACTGGGAGGATTCATTCGGCCCAGCGTCCAAGCACCTCGGTGTGGGCGAGGAGCAGTGGCAGTGGTTCATATCTAGCGTCAACCAAGTCAAAGAGCAGATGGCTATCTGGGAGGGCAACGGCGGCAATCCGGCTAGGGTCATGCAGAACCGCACTACACCAGACATGATGCGTGACAGAAGGGTGGCTGTGCTTAAGTCTCAGGGCTTAACTACTGAGGAGGCTTTGGCGCAGATTGAGGCTGACCCTGAGTACCAGAAGTTTGTAAAAGATTATGAGTTTTACGAGGCGATGAACAGCACGCTCAATGAGCTGTACGCCGCAGTTGGACTAGATGCCGCTGGGACTATCAGCGGTGGCACAGGCACAAGCCACGGTAACGGCTACACGGTTGACTTTAACTTTATGACCGGCGATGTGAGCCACAACAAAGGCGACGCCATACACGACTTTGGTAAGGCGGCAATCATATCTCTGGCCGGAATCGCGCTGTCAGGGCCGCTGTCTGGCGCCTTGATTAACGCAGGTATGTCAGCTACTGCCGCGAATGCGGCGTCGAGTGCCATCATAAACCTTGCTCAGCAGGCTATGCAGGGTGGGGGCGTAGACCTAAAAGACGCGTTGATTGCCGCTGGCACTAGCGTCGTTGGCGATTTCTTTATGGACAAGTTCGGCGGGCTGGTGACTGACGCCGTTGGTCAGGCTGAGGCGGGCGACCTGCTTGGTGTAGTTGACGCTTACGCCAAGTCCGGCAAGTTCAGCCAAGAAACCATCAACGAAATGTACGAGATAGCCAAGGCCGCAACAGAAACTGGCGGCAACATCTCTGACGCATTTGGCAAGATTGGCGACCTTGCGGGCGTCCTCGGTGATGGCTACGCGGGCATAGATGGCACTGAGCCTGTCTGGAATACTCATGGCGGTACTGATGACATAGGCAACCCCGTCATCAACATTCCAAACTATGATGAGTTTTATGAGGAAGAGTCTGGCGGCGGCGGCGAGCCTGAAACCGACCCTGACTCAAACCCTGAGACGGACCCTGATTCAAACCCAGAGACGGACCCTGACGGAACCCCAGATGGTGGCGGCGACCCGAATGATGACCCGCTAGGCGGCGGTGACGCTGATTGGACGTACAGAGACGGGGTGTGGACTAACGGCACGGACATTATCTACGGCCCCGGTTCTGAGGGCGACACTATGACCGACGAGGAAATGGCTGACGCATTTGAGAACGGAACGCACACCAATGCGGACGGGCTAGAGGGCGGTGGAGAGACCGACGAAGGAACGGAGGGCGAGGACGGCAGGGACGACAAGACCGAACTGCCTACCTTTAATCCAACGCCGGACACTGACAGCAACACAGATGGCGACAGCACTGACGATGATGAGACGCCTGATACTACTGTTGACACTCCAGACGTTGGCGTTGACACCCCAGACCTGACTCCTACAGACCCTAACAGAGACCCGCAACCCCCGACGCCAACGACAGATGGGACAAATCCCGATGGTACTGACCCCGACGGAACGGACCCAGATGGTACTGACCCAGACGGGACGCCAAATGATGGTGACCCTTGCGTTGACTCTCAGGGTAATTCCGGTGTCATGCAGAACGGATACTGCGTTGTTTCAGTAAACCCCGGCGGCGACCCCGGTGTTGACCCCACTGGTGACCCTACTGGTGACCCTACTGGTGACCCCACTGGTGACCCCGGTGGAGATGGAGATGGCGACGGCGACGGCGACGGTGATGGAGATGGCGACGGTGATGGAGATGGCGACGGTGATGGAGATGGCGATGGCGACGGCGACGGGGATGGCCTGAACAACGGCAGTAATGGATTTATGGCTCAAGCCGCATCTGGTGACGCGCCAAGCTGGGGGCAGTTGTTTAAAGGTCAGCCCTTTAGAAGCCACACCCCTTATCAAAGCAAAGTAACCCCTAGCCTATTTAGGGATTTGATGGAGAGGAAGGCATGACCTACCTAGAGCTGGTCAATAATGTTTTAACTAGACTGCGCGAGCCAGAGATACCCTCTGTTCTCAAGTCTGAAGACGCCGTAGTCAACATTGTTAAGAACCTAGTCAATGATGCTAAGCGTCATGTTGAGATGGCTCATAGCTGGAATGCCACTCGTAATGTCTGGATGTTTAACACTGAGCTAGGTCAGCCTAGCTACATCCTTGAAGATACCTCGGGCGGGTGCAGGATTAGCAAGGTGATGGTTGATGGCAATCACATTCACCAGTGGGACTTGAAGACTCTTCTGCACAAGGCCAACAAGACGGGGCTGTCTTATAGATATGCGTTTGATGGCACTGACAATCAAGGCAATCTTTCTATTAGGCTAGACCCTGTTCCAGAGGCAGGTCACAACGTAGAGGTGCTAGGCCACAAGGTTTTGCCTGACCTAAAAGATGACGGGGATGATGTAAGGCTTCCTGCTCAGCCGGTCCTTTATTACGCCCTAGCACTGGCGGCAAGAGAAAGGGGAGAGGTTGGAGGCCAAACAGCCACGGAGCTTTTTGGCATGAGTCAGCAGTATATCTCTGACGCAATAGCTTTGGACTTTAACCTATCACCAACTGAAATGACTTGGGCGACAGTCTGATGGCGCAACCAACTAATCAGTTCACGATACGCGGCAACGGCTTTCAGGGCTTAAACACGGAGATGAGCCCTATTGGTTCAGACCCCAGCTTTGCTCTGAAGGCTGATAACTGCGTGATAGATAGGGTAGGGAGGATGACCAGCAGGGAGGCATTTAAGCTAGAAACCCCCTTGCAGGAGAACCTGCTGTCTGGTGAGAACACGGACATTACCTGTGTGTCTGCTGATTACAGCAATGACGGGTATGACATAAACCGGCCAATGCCGGTCTGCACCGTGCTGACAGGAACCTATTACGCTGATGAATCTCCTGTAAAGAGAATGGATTGGAATGGTCCTGAGCAGATAGAAACCAGAGAGCTAAATCCTAGTGAGGCACATGAGTACGACTTAGTGTTTGACTCAGGCACTACTCTGATGCCCTGCACCTATCCTGCTATCAACAAAGCTGGCCTTGAGCGCTCGCTCTACGTTCATTTTAAGGACGACCTATTCCTGTTTAGCCGAGGCAATAGCTTCCTGAAGTATCAGGGTGGTGGTGTTTGGGCTGATGTTCCTTACACGCCCCCTCAAACTGATGCTGGCAATATTGTGGACAAGATAGATGGTGACATTGCTATTAGTGCTTATGGCCGTCTATGGGTTTCTGGAGTCAATGGTGATTATCAGACTATTTACTATTCTTCTTTGCTCAGAGAAGACCAGTGGTATGACGGTCAGGCGACTCCGGATGACGACCAGAACACAGCGGGAATCATCAACGTCTCGGAATACTGGCCTGTAGAGTTTGACCAGATAGTCAACATCCATGCCCACAACGGGATGCTTATCGTATTTGGCAGGCGTTCTATTCTCGTATACGGCAATGCCAATACGGGCGACCCAGCCGGTGAGCAGGGGATATTCCTGCAAGACGGTATCTCTAATGTGGGTTTGGTAGAGCGTGATGCTGTCTGCAATATCGGTACAGACGTTATGTTCTGTGACGATACAGGCATGAGAAGTCTGGGCCGGGTTATTCAGGAGAAGTCCAACCCTATTGGCGAGCCATCTATGAACGTCAAGCGTGAGTTCATGGACATGATTAAGATGGAGCAGGACTCTGGTGCGCTGGTTCGGGGCATCAAGGTGGCGTATTTCCCCTCCAAGTCAATGGTTGTCTGCTTATTCAGAACCTATGACATTGCTTACACGTTCAGCACAGAGCGGCCATCAAGCACTGGCGGCGCTAAGGTAACCCGCTGGACTGACTGTTATTGGTCGTCAATGTACTTTGCTGAGGACGACAGTATTGGTCGTCCATATCTTGGCGGCAGGAACAATACCGGACTGCTCCAGTACAAGGGCTACTTTGGTGTGGAGCCATTCCGCATGGACTTTGAGTCTATGGCGCTGGGTGTCACGGGTAGCACCATCCAGACAGTAGTGGCCAAATCTATTATCTATCTTGTTCTCTCTCAGGCCGTGCCTGCTAGAGCTAAGGCCAAGTGGGGCTTTGGCTCCTACCTTCAGTATGAGCAGGACTTCCTGATTAAGACGAAGGGTACAACGGAGTTTGCTGTGGCGGAGTTTGGTGAGTCAGAGTTCTTGGGCGGTGAGCCGGGAATCTGGAAGAACAAGGTAAACACTATAGGGGCGGGCGAGTTTATGCGTGTCGGCCTTGAGATTGAAGTAGATGGCAGTCCGTTTGCCATACAAGAAATAGCGGTTAATTCAGCTATCGGGAGGATAGCGGCATGATGTCACTTATAGATAGGAGGACATTCTAATGGGACCGGGACCGAATGGGCTTCCAACTCAGGGACAAACCTTTGGTGGGTTCCTATCTGACTTGGGCGGATGGCTTGGTGACAATGCCAGTGGCCTAGCCTCTATAGGGAGTATCGCGGGGGCGCTTGATAACGCCTCTGACATACGAGACTTGGGGTATGGCACCCAACAGCACCTAGAGAACCTTGGGAACCAGATGAATACTGGCTCTCAGTTCCAAGGCTACGGGGTAACTAGCGGCTTAGGCAACACTACCATCAATCCTAATGGCTCAGTCAATATGAACCTAGGTATGGGTCAGCAGGCTATCTCTGATGCCAACAGGCAGAAGGGCCAGCTATTGATGGGTCAGGGCGGCGAGTCACTTCAAAGGGCTGGCAACTTTGCTGGTGCGGCGCTAGGTAATAACGGCGTTGTGGCTCAAGGTCAGGCGAACATGGCTCAGGCTGGTAATCTAGCCGGTCAGAACGGCACCAATCCACTGTTCAACCAAGCGCAGGCTGGCATGGCTGGCGGGCTTAATGGTGTTCAGGGTCAGCAAGATATGGCTTATAACGCCTCTCAGAACTTTACCAATCAGGCAATGCAGGGCACTGGTGAGCGACAGGCGGCCATCTTTGACAGCCTCATGGCCATGCAGAACCCGGAGCTTGATAGACAGCAGGCTCAACAGCAGGCCCGTGAGTACGCTATGGGTCGGGGTGGAGTCATGGGTAGCGCCTATGGCGGTACAGCAGAAGATGCGGCTATGGCTAAAGCCCGTGCTCAGTCAATGAATCAGGCGGCATTCCAGAGCCGTGAGATGGCTAATGCAGAGCAGGCACAGCAGGCTAACATGGCCAATCAGTATGGTCAGTTGGGTCAGGGCTACAGTCAGCTAGGTGGTGAGCTGGGCTCAATGCTGGGTAGCTTGGGTCAGTCTCAGGCGGAGCTTGGTCAGAACGCGGCCAACATCCTCGGTCAGATTGGCGCACAGCAGGGTCAGTTGGGTATTCAGAAAGACCAGACAGCACAGAATGCGTCACAGATTCTCGCTCAGATTGGTCAGGCTCAGGGCGACCTCGGCAACACTAGGTTCCAGAACCAGTATATGCCGTATGAGATGCAGATGAAGTTGCATCAGTTGGCTCAGAACGATGCAGGCATGTCTCAGCAAGGCCAGCTTACAGGTCAGGATTACCTTGGTCAGATGTTGATAGGCGGCACCAACGCCAACATCAATGCACAGAAGGTATCTGCTGAGCTGATGGGTAACCTGTATGACTCAATGCTGGATAACTTGGGTGGCACATCTGAGGATGGCAAGTCATCGTCAGGCTTGGGTGGATTGTTTGGAAACCTTGGCGGTCTTGGCAACCTGTTTGGATTCTAAGGAGTAGGTAATGGCACGTTACGGTTCAAGAGCAAGCAACCTTACCGGTCTGCTGGGTTCTATTGGTGACACCATCGGAGAGATGGGTGAGCCCGGACGCCAATACGTTGATACGTTCCGTCGCACTATGGCGCCAACCCCCAAAATGGATGACTCGGCATCTCTTGCGGACTATGCAAAGTGGGCGCGGCGTAACGGCTATGACGAGGAAGCCGATAAGTACATGGCCCTTTCCTATAAGCAGAAGGAAGTTGAAAAGCAGGAAGCGAAGGACAAGGCGCTAGGCAGTGCAATGGCCGATGCAAGCAAGTCCGGCTCTGTTGCTATACGAGAGGGTGAGCGCGGCGACTTAGGCAATGTCGATGCCACCATATCCTCCCTCAACAGGAGGCTTGAAGACCCTGCTATAAAGGCCAATCCACAGGCGGTTCAGGCAATCACCTCTCAAATTCAGCGGCTAGAAAACAAGCGCCCAGAGTTTCAGGCGGCTAATACCGAGGCGATTGCGCGAGGCGTGGTAAACATTGACCGGCAGATAGCGGCTCTTGATAAGTCTGACCCGAACTACGAGCAAAGAAAGGCAGGGCTTGAGGGCGCTAGGGCTAGGTTCATGGACCAGCCTGACGTTGAAGAGACTTATCAACTCAAGAAGCTGGAGTTAATGGAGCTTGAGAACAGGCAGAGTTCGGCAATGTGGACACAGCAAAGCTCCGCCATCGTTACCGAGTTGAAGAATGCTGGCACTGACCCCTCCAAGATTGCGGCGGTAGAGGCCAAGTACCCCCAGTATGCGGCCCAAATTGCGGCTATCTCTCCTGAAATTCTGGCGCAGAACGAAACGCTGGCTAAGGTGCGTGCTGATGGCTTCCGCGTTGAAAGTCTGCCTAATGAGATTAATGCCCAACGCACGCGCATTGCTGAATCAAACCTCACGCAAAAGCAGAAGGATGACCTAAACACTACTCTCGATGGGGCTGAGAGAGCAATAAATGGCGGCGGTGTTCACCCGAATGCCGCCATTACAAGCTACGAAAATGCCGTAAACAGAATCGACCAGATGATGAACCAAGAGCTGGCGGCTGAGGCTGGTGTTGAGCGCCAGAGAACAGAGCGGGCTGTCATCATGCACGAGAAGGCTCAGATGGTTCAGGTCACTGAGGCTGATGCGCGTGAGTTAGCCAGCCTGAGAACAGGCCGGGATATTGAAGATTTGGATGAGGATGAGATTGCGGATGCTCGCGCTGATCTTATTGCAGAGGCGGCTGAGTGGGAGTACCGCACTGCCGTAGCCGCTGGTAGGGCTGAGCCTCGGGAGCTTGACTCTGAAGACAAGCAGGCTCTCACGCAGAAGCTCAAGAATGACGACTATGGGGAAGACCATGATTCTGCCGTTGCTCTCGCCGCGTTTGACTTGGCTACTCAGGGGTATAGCAAGGAGGACGTAACAGCCTTCCTAACCAAAGAGCTTCCTGAGATGACTGCCGACAGAGCAGAGGCTTTGTATGACGATATGTGGGAAGACCTGAACAATGTCGATGAGGCTGTTCCCACTCCCGCTGAGGTGAAGGCCGACCCATATCGGAAAGAGCAAGGACTGCCATTCCTCAAACCGCTTGAGGAGCGCTACGCGGCATTCTTACAGCGCCGTTCTCAGACTGTGGCTACCCGTCCTCCATCCGGCCCGTCTGTTGCTCAGAGGCAAAGGGACAGGCTCAGCCCCCCCATCGGGCCAATGGGCAATCCGGAGGATTACAACACTGACCTGAGAAGGGCTAGGGAGAACCAACCCAATTCTCCGTACAGGTCTCAGGGCGGCGAGCAGGTGGCCAGCGCGCCCTACATTAATCCCAGATACAGACAGTTCGGGGGATAAGCATGGGGGCTTTCTCAAAGCGCTACGGCGGCAGTCGCTCTAGGAAAACCGAGAGCTACAGCGGGGTCAGGTCAGGCATTGTTGACTTGCTTGAGTCCGGCCTTGGTGTGGGTGATGAGCTTGATGCCGCCATCCGTAGGTTTACGGGGGAGGCTGGCTCATTTGACGAAGGGCTAGACCAATCCCGCAAAGACCTTGATTACTTTGAGAGAAAGAACCCGCTTGCCTCCAAGCTGATTACTGGTGCAGGCATTGCTGGCTCGCTGTTAATTCCGGGGGCCACCGCGGTCAAGGGTGCTCAGACAGGCTCTCGTCTAAGCCGA